GGTCATAAATCGCCTTAATGTTAGCCATCATGTCGATAGTTGGATCGTTTTCATATTTAGGATCATGATGCAAATCGGTAAACACAGCCATTGTAAGCATTGGTTTGTTAGATGATGCAAGAACAGTCTGTACTGCTTCAATGGAATCCTGAACTTCGGCATCAAATACTGTTCCATTTTTGACACCACCTTGTGCATCATGCTTTGCAATAGTTGCATCAATAAGATCAAGCTGATCCATGCCATAGATAGTCAGCGATGCTGTTGGTGATCCATCCTTGCGACTTGAAAAAGCGATATAGTACACATCATTTGGAACGATGATTTCTTTATCAATATACTGTGTTCTTGATTCATCAGGGTTTCCATTGATTTCCCCATCAAACACTCTTTTTATAAAGTTCCCATGTATATCATAGCCAGAAATTCCACCACTGTTGGCTGAGCTTCCGCCAAAGTATGCGGTCATGAGCATTTTCTGACCAGGCAAGACTGGTACATTTTCAACATAGATATAATTAGCATTGGCATATTTGTATCCATTGGATTGGACTATATATCCAGTTTCCATATCACTTTGCTTGACAGAATATGTAATGGTGTTTTCAAGTTCTTTAAATCGTGCTTCTACAGATGCCGTATAACGAAGTTTACCAACAAAGCCGACACCATTTACATCGCTTAAGAATGTTTCGGAAACAGTATCATATAAACCGAACACCCCACTCTTCGACTGTACTGGAATGAAGTTTGCTACTACTGTGCTTCCTTCATATATCTTTGCAGAGTACAATTTCATTGTTGCAAAAGCTGACACTGTTCCAGCTGAATTTAATGCGAATAAAGTTATTGGCACTTGATTATCTGCTGTGATATTTGTAGGTAACAATCCTACATTTCTGTAATTATCACTTTCAGGCTCCTGTATAGAACATGTTCCGCCTACCCATGAAAACTGCCTTCTTACATTAGGAACTATAAAACCAGCATATGTTTTGCTTGTGCCATATCTAAACATTCCAGTTGCAGTTGAACTCCATGTAGTAAGCGCAAGCTCGCTACTTTGCGATCCAAGCCTTGAACCAAACACCGCACCATACCTGCCATAATCGCCTATGATTGGATTGCTGATTTCATAATCTATCTCGATTCCAGTGGTTGGTTTAAATGAGATTCCAGTATTGATATATTGTTGTCCAGTCGATTCTATATATTCAGCGATATAATAATCAGAGCCAATGGTTGTATTGCTCAGCATTGCATCAAGCGTGTCAGTGCTTATAGTGTTTTCAACTTTTGAAATCTTTCCTACATAAACAGGTGCTTTAGGATATGATGCGCTGGCTGTATTATCATACGCAGAATCTGCTCTTACATAACCATTGTTTTCTATTGTTACGCATTTGTTGACAAGCCATCTAGATGCGCCAGTTTGTGTAATAGAGAGCAAATTCTTAACATAGCGCTTGGAAGAATCATAAAAAGCTAATGGAATATTCGAAGGTTCTCCGCTTGCATTTGTACCATAGACACCACGATATATTACAATATCTCCTGCCTTTACTGGAATATAGTCTGTAACTTGATAATCGGCATGTGTATACGCTCCACCATCAGTATACAACCAAGACCCATCAGTTACCGAGCCTGTGACATCTTCAACTTTTTCGAGAAAATTCATCTCGCTCTTTAAATTAGTAACATCGTCTGCAAGAACAACCTGTGTCCAATGACTTGCTGTGAATGATTCTGCTGTTGTGATTGCCACATTGCATCTGTAGAGGTTGCTGTTATGGATGACATAATCCCCTACTGCATAAGTCTTTGATGCACTATACGCACTTGCTACAACACCTGCTGCCCCTGCACCGGCTTCGCCCTCAGGAATGCCAAACGTAGCTGTGCGTGTTTCCTCATCGAATGAATATGTTGCCTGTGATCCAGCAGGGAGTGTTGTTACTACTGTTGTTGTATCAAGAACGGCTGCTGCTGCGTTTTCTACTCTTTCAACCAGCAGCGTAAGTTCCGGAATGATACTGCCCTGCTGCCCATCAGTTGTGCCATCAGGATGTACGTTCCTCTGCAGCTCAATTATAAAATTGGCTGCAAAGATAACTGTTCCGCCGCTTGAGATTTGAATCTGCGCAGGGAATCTTCCCCATTCGTCTGTCATTCCTTCGGTAGTGACGAATGCAATAGATTCTCCGCTTATGGTTCCGGCTACGGTGAATCCCATGCCGCTTGGTTTAGTTGCCTGGACCTCTGCAGTTGCACCTGTAGGGATAGTGTAACCATCCTTTGTGCGCACATTTATAACGAACTCTCTTCCGACATCATTCTGATGTAGATGCAGCACAGGCTGGAAGAGGCCCGGTGTGATATCTAGATTGATTGTCTGCGCCATTTCTTGTCTCCTTTATTTATTGCCAAGCGATTCGCTTGCGGTTTGTTTTCTTGATCAGGATGCGTTCTACTGCTTCAGCGATCTTTTCCGGATCATCGCCTGTGATGTAGAAGGTGTTGTTCTGAGTGAGGCCGCCCTGCATCTTGTCGAGCTTATCCCAAAACTTATTGAGAGGAACGACAGCTTCTCCTCCAGGGATCTCTCCGATTCCGGCAATAGTCGGACTGTTGAAGATACCTCCCTGTGCATACCAATCTACAGACAACTTCGGCACTGTTTTATTCTTCAGCGAAAACTCGCCGGATAATTTGAAGTGCGGCAGCTTGATCCCTTCAAGCAGCTTGCCCACCTTTATCGGGAAGAAGTCTTTCACCTTGTCGAGGATCGCTTTGACTTTGTCCTTGGCAGTCTGTATAGGTGTAACGATCTTGTCCTTGATCGCATTCCATATAGAGGAGGCAAAGTCCTTGATCGCATTCCAATTAGCAGTCACCTCATTTTTCATTGCTGTGACCTGATTAGCTGCGTTTGTCTTGATCCGCGTCCATTCAGCAGACACTTTATTCGCAAGTCCTATAGCCCAGGCTTTGATCTGATCCCAGTGTTTATATATCGCGAGAGCTGCTACCCCGATGATTGCAGCTACTCCGAGGAACGCTACACCTACTCCGCCGATCACTCCGACAATTGTCGAGATGATCGGAATGAGCATCTGCACGAAGCTGATCACTTTTCCTACGCCAATGATGATGGATCCGATCCCTGACAGCAGTTTCCCACCCATTAAGAGCAGCGGCGCTGCTACTGCTATAATGGCCATTACGGCAGCAATGATGTTCTTTGTAGAAGGTGACAGAGCATTGAACTTATCAATAAGTCCCTGGATAAAAACGGCAGCCTTTTCAACATACGGAGCAAAGACATCGCCTATCTGAATGCCAGCATTCACAAGCATGTTCAGGGCTTTTCTCGCTTTTGCTCCCGGAGTGTCGAGCTTTTCGAGTGCAGCTCCAACATTGTCTGTCACATTAGACATCGTCTCAGCCTCTGCATTGAATTCATCAACTCCTCCATTAAGGAGTGCCAGCGCTCCTCTTCCGGCCCTGACATTGCCCCACAGGTTTAGAAAATTCTCACCATTTCCATCCACTGAGTCGCTGAGGATCCCGAGGATGTCACCGAGAGACATTCCTGACTCCATAAGCTGCCCGAATGACTTTCCTGTTTTTTCCCTCAGAATAGCTGATACGTCAGATCCGTCGTCTGCGAGCTCTGTAAACATTCCATTCAGGTATGTCGTAGCATTCGCAGTGTTGATGCCCTGTTTTGTAAGTGAAACGTAGGCTGAAGAAAGCTGTTCCAGCGGAATGTTCAGAGCTGATGCTGTCGGTATTACCTGTCCCATTGCCTGAGCCAGTTCGTTTACGGTCGTCTTTCCATCGTTCTGTGTCTGAACGAGCATGTTGGCGATCTTCCCTGCATCTTCTGCCGAATATCCATATGCATTTATGATCGTGGTCAGGACATCGACCGCGTCTGCAGTATCAAGGAATCCTGCTTTTGCGAGTTTTGTTGCCTCTGCTACGAAGGCAACAACATCTTTTGTTTCTACAGATGCGGACAGAGCCTGATACGCAGCTTCCGCAAGTTCTGCAGCGCTTTTTCCGCTTTGGTTAGAAAGATCCATAAGTTCCTGACGCAACTGAGATACAGGTACCTGTGACTCATCGGATATTGTGGACATCTTAGCTATCGCATCGGTATATCCGAGAGACAGCTTTGTGGATCCGGCAATGCCTGCAGCAGCTACTGCGCTATATTTTTCTATTGCCTTCCCTGCCTCTGTTATCTTGCCGCCGATCTCTTTGAATTGCTCTCCTACTGCTCTGAAGTTGACCTGTCCGATCTGTATCAGCTGAGACTTGAACATCTTCAGTTTTGATTCTGCTTCGATGATCTCCCTCTGCAGATTTCTGTATTCTGCTGATGTCTTGTCGACCCCTCTCGCATCCATCTGAGCCTGAGCTCGTTTCAGTACTTCAAGCTTTTCACTTGTCTCAGTGATCTTCTGTGTCAGGAGCTGCTGCTTCTGTCTCCACAGCTCGACCTTAGAAGGATTGAACTTCAGTGATTTGTCGACTTTCTTCAGTTCCTGATCCAGCTTGGCGGTTTCTCTATTTATTTGTCTTAGCGCTTTTTCGAGTGGTGTGGTATCCCCACGGAACTCGATTGTTACGCCTTTTATGTTGCCTGCCATCGTGTTCTCCTATCCAAAGAACGCATTAATATCTTTCTGTGAAGCTTTGCGCTTTTTCTTTTTCTCATCTTTTTTGCCTGACTCTTTTTCGGATTCTCTCCTACGGTCGTTGTAGCTTATAATGAAGTCCACTACCTGTCCCGTCTGCATCCGCCGGATGTCTTCCATTGTCAGTCCTCGTTCGAGTCCTGCGAGGATGATGTCGTCGAGAGTGATGGCTGAAGAGCTTTTAGACTTGCTGCTATCGTCTTCAGCCTTTTTTGGTTTTTTGAGCTTACGAATCCTTTCAGGATCATCTCGTAAATTGCCGGTACAACAACGTCAACCGGAAATACATCGAACTCATGAGCCCATTCCATCGGCGGCTTTATAGTCCTGTCTGCCGCTTTTGCCATAGCCCAGGTAATGTGGATGATGTCTATGAATTCAAGCTGGAAGAGAGGAAGAAGGATCTCCTGCGATCTTCCCTGCATTGATCCGAGTGCGTCCTTTATATCCGGCAGTGTGAGCTCGTCCTTATCGCCAACAACTGCAGCGATACCTTCAAAGAGGGACATTAGCATCGGCATAAGTGTCGGTACGATATCCTTCCCGAACTGATCCCGATATTCCATTGCCCAGGCTACGCTGTTACTCAGCCGAACATCTTTTTTCCCGATTTTTATGATTTTTTCCATTGGTTCACCTCGCTATATAGAAAATAGGGCGAGGTTTCCCTCGCCCAGTCTGATTAATCTTCGAATGCAGGCGCTGTCGGTGCGGTATAGAGTGTGTCATATCCGGCATCACCAGGCTTGAATGTAGCCTTTGTAACTCCTGTTGCGTTGTCTCCCACGCAACTGATAGGAAGTGTTTCGTTTGCCGGTTCTTTTTCATCCTCAATCGTTTCGTATGAACGATTGATCGCACCAAGCGAGCAGTTGTAGAACATCGCTCTTCTTTTTTCTGCATCACCTTCGATATCGAATGCGATGCATACTCTAGGTCTTACTGCATTCTTTACGTTTGCAAGTCCGCCATTTGACAGTCTTCTGTAGCCCATGAACTGGATCAGGAATTCATCATCATACAGCATGGTTGTGAGATCTCCGGTGAATGGTCCATCGGTATACTCGCTCCAGTACACAATATTGTCTGCATATGCATTGTTTTCGTTTGATTCCTGTTCAGGGGAGAAGCTAATAGCTCCTTTCTGATGGTAAGGGGTGCCGAGCGTTACGGCTCCGTTCTCACCGACTGTGTATGTGCAGATATGTAAATTTGAAATACCAAATTCTACTTTATTTGCCATTGCTGACCCCTTTCTAAATGTAGTAGTAGATCATGAAGACACCTTCATCTTCCATGTAGACATCTTCTGATTTTTCATAGAGGAGCCCGTTATCAAGCAGGATCTGCTCGAGCTGCTCCTCCAAAGTCGGATTTTTGAGTCTAAAATATAGTTCGATCTGATAGGTGTTTTCGCGGAAGTAATGAGTATTATCCGCATCGGCTGTGTTCTGTCCGGATCCGAGCCATACGAGGTACGGCAGCGCTGTTTTTTCTTTGTGCAGGCCATATGCAACAGGGATCCCGAGGCCTTCAAGTATTGAATCGATATTGATTGCCATTTAAAGTCACCCCCTGTTCATCCTTCTTGCAATGCCAGCTTCAAATTCTTCGATGCCCATCTGTTCTGCCGGAGCAATATGAGGTATCGCCCTGGCACGTTTGCCTGTAGATCCGTACTGGTTATTGACAGCATGCCCGAACTCAAGATTCATAGTCAGTCCGGGGTATCTGCTGTTGTAAACGACATATGTCGTCAGCATTCCATCCCGGACACGCTTGAATGCCCACGCACGGGCATATTTTCCGCCGCGCTTTGTTCGCTTCGGGCTTGTAGATTTGAGCTGCCGTACAGTCTTTTCCGCTGCCTCTCCTGCTGATTCGTTCGTTGCTT